GCTCTGTGTATAGGTACACGGCCTGGAATCTACCACCCCTTTAATGAAAAGAGGAGAGATGAAAAGCCTTGTACTCCTGTGGTCTACCCTTGCCAGAGATCTGGCAAGTGCCTGCCACACAAGCACTGAGCGTGACATTAAGACCGTCACGTCTCGTGTCGAACATGAAGGGGTATCGTTTCTTACGATAACCCTACCCAACTTTGGTAAGGCGTTTGATTCTGCCTTGCAACAAGGTTGGCTGGAGACGACTGCGTTCCGAAAGGCGCGCAGCGGGCTCCCTGCATTTCTGCAGGGTTACCTTCTTCAGGTGTTCGATAAGGATGGTTTCCTTAGATTAACGGACGCTTCTGTAGACGCCGTAGATGCCATTCGGCAACTATGTTACGTGTTTCAGAAGATCGAGCTCGATTGCTCTGAAAAGAGGAAGAGAGCTGCGGTCGAAGCGTTCGTAATTGCAGATGTTGAAACGGGCATCTGGGATGATCAAGACCATTCAGGTATTTTATCTGATATGTCCAGGATCGCTCAGTTGCTCTTTCGTGAGACGTTCTCCAAAATGGACGAAATTGTCTATTATGGAAACATCGTCCCACGGCACGGACCTGGTGGTACAGCAGACCGTCTTGTCGGAAACGCCAAGTACGATCTGACTTACTGGCCCGCTAGGTTGGAAGCTCATTTTCCATATTCGGAATATGGGATTCCTTCCCCCCGGTTTGATTTGTTTTGTCAAACCGGTCGTGTTCAACAACCTGAAATGGAGGAGGAACTACCCGCGAGGGTAGTTCTTGTTCCAAAGACGTTAAAGACTCCCCGCGTGATCTCTGCGGAACCCACTGCCATGCAGTGGATCCAGCAGGGAATCGCAGGTCCTCTTTGCTCTCTTTTGGAGAGTGACGAGGTGACGGGTCCCATGATTGGATTTACTGACCAGCTCCCGAATAGGGAAATGGCTCAGGATGGTTCAATCTTTGGGAGACTTGCTACCCTTGATTTGAAGGAAGCAAGTGACCGTGTGTCTTTTAACCAGGTGGCAAGTATCTTCCCGTCATGGCCTAAGCTTTTTAGCGCCATGACGGCTTGCCGGTCTAACCTGGTCAAACTACCTGATGAGTATGGAGGTAATACCTTCACTCTCAGAAAGTTTGCGCCGATGGGTTCTGCCCTTTGCTTTCCACTGGAGGCCTGCGTCTTTTTGACTGCAGTCTTCGTGGGTATAGAGTGTTATCTCTTAGAGCAAGGTAAGCGAGACCTGCTATCGAGAGGCGACATTAGTCGCTTCCACGGTAGCGTGCGCGTCTACGGGGACGACATTATTGTTCCTGTAGAATACGTGGAGAAGATTACGGAGGTGTTTGACCATCTTGGATGGAAAATCAACTCGGAGAAGTCCTTTGTAAAAGGGAACTTCCGAGAGTCGTGCGGCGGTGACTATTTCTGGGGTGAAGATGTTACCCCGGTCAAGTTACGCCGCGTGCCTCCAAAGTCTTTCCGGAAGATTGAGCAGTTTGAAAGCTTTATCGCGTTCCGCAACGCCCTGTACCTTAAGGGTCGTTGGGAGACGTGTAAAGTGATCGACGAGTGGATCAAGAGCATGGCCCCGTATCCACTTGTTTCTGCCAATTCTCCAATTCTTGGTCGGCTTTCCTTATTGCCACATGAGAATTTTCTCATGTCTGGTGATAGGTGGGAGCATGACCTCCAGCACATTGTGCGAAGAGGTATAATGGCCATTAACCCTATTCCGAAGAGTTCGGTGTCGGGAGTTGGAGCTCTCCTGAAATGTTTGCTCGTTACATCTGAGCAGATTGATCATTTGGAGAGGGCCGGACGGCCCGTGGCCCGCAAGGCAAAGCCACGGAGAGGACGTCCGTTCTGACTAACGTCAGGACGGAGGGCGGAAACTAGGAGTTGAGCCTAGCACAGCTAGGCAATTGAACCGTGTCAGCGAACTAACTTGGCGTTGCATCCTGGGCAGACGACTGCGATGATCCACGCGTTGATGTCGATTTTCGAATCGACAGCAAACGTGATGGTTTCGTCGCAGCACCCGTCTACCCCGGTGCAGCGCTCGGAAAGCAAACTGAGCATGGTATTCACCTTCTGTAA